TCCAAATTGAACCCGCCTTAGTGCGGGTTTTTCTTTATCTGCTGCCTACCGGATGGAAAGCAGTGTTCATGGTCGGATGACCTTCAAATTGGCCGGATGGCCGGAGTAATAACAAATGAAATTAAAACTAGATGCCAATGGTCATGTCGTTGTTGAAAACGATATGCCTGTTTATATCCATGATGACGGGAAGGAAATCCCATTCGATGCGCCTGCAGCACTTGGGAAAATCACCTCGCTGAATGCAGAAGCGAAAGGTCATCGTGAAGCGAAGGAAGCAGCTGAAGGTCAGTTAGCCAAATTTGCAGGCATCGCAGATCCAGCCAAGGCGCTCGAAGCAATCGACATCGTGACCAAACTCGATCAGAAATTGATGCCGGTCAGGTTGATGCCGTGAAAGCTGAGATCACCAAGGTCATGCAGGCACAAATCGACGAAGCAAACGGCAAAGCGCAAACACTGGAACAGCAACTTTACACAGAGATGATTGGCGGTCGATTCACTGGCTCCAAGTTCATCGCTGACAAGATGGCGATCCCTGCTGACTTTGTGCAGGCGCGTTTCGGTGATGCATTCAAAATCGAAGATGGGAAAGTTGTGGCTTATAACCCGGATGGGTCAAAAGTCTACTCTCGCACCAAACCCGGTGAGCTCGCTGGATTCGATGAGGCACTTGAATCACTCGTTGAACAGTACCCGCAGAAAGATCACATCCTCAAAGCTTCCGGCAAAGAAGGAAGCGGCATGACCAATCAATATCAGGCTGGTCAGAAAACCATGAAACGTTCTCAATTCGACTCTCTTTCACCAGTAGAGCAACGCTCTGCGCTGACGGAGAAGGTCACTATTATTGATTAAATCCGGAGATTTTAAATTATGGCAGGCAATACCTTAACAGGTTTGATCCCTACGCTTTACACTGCATTAGACACTGTATCTCGTGAACAGGTCGGCTTCATTCCCGCTGTATCTCGTGACGCAAAAGCAGACGCAGCAGCAAAAGGTCAGACTGTATCTTCACCAGTAACACCAACGACTTCTGCTGTTGATATCGCTCCAGGTGCTACAGCGCCAGACACTGGTGAACAGGTCATCGATAAAGTAGATGTGTCCATCACCAAGTCAAAAATGGTTCCACTGAAATGGAATGGTGAAGAGCAACTGGCGATTGGCCCAAATGGTCAGTACAACGTCATTCTGGCAAATCAGTTCACTCAGGCATTCCGCACACTGGCAAACGAAGTCGATTCTGACTTGGGTGCTCTGTATTTCGGAGCATCTCGTGCAGTTGGTACTGCAGGTGCAACACCTTTCGGCACTGCTGGTGATTTATCAGACTTTGCGCTGGCTCGTCAGGTGCTGGAAGACAATGGCGCACCAACTTCAGATCTGCAAATGGTCTTAGGTTCATCAGCAATCGCCAATCTGCGCGGTAAACAGTCTGTGCTGTTCAAAGCAAATGAAGCTGGTACTGACCAATTGCTGCGTGAAGGCATCTTAGGCCGTGTCGAAGGCTTCAACATTCACTCATCTGCTGGCGTGAAGAAGGTTACCAAAGGTACGGGAACAGGTTACACAGTGAATAACGTTGCTGGTTATGCAGAAGGTGACCGCTTCATTGCGATTGATACCGGCTCTGGTACTGTCAATGCTGGTGATGTTGTTACATTCGAAGGTGATGCCAACAAATATGTGGTTGCTGTTGGGTTAACTGGCGGCGTGATCACGTTGGCTGCACCTGGCTTACGACAGACATTAGAAGATGGCGTTGCGGTTACTGTTGGCAATAGCTTCACTGCAAACATGGCATTTGACCGAGGTGCATTCCTTTTGGCTGCCCGTACTCCTGCAATGCCTGAAGGTGGTGACACCGCGGATGACGTCATGAACGTTACAGACCCAGTGTCAGGCATCACATTCCAGATCGCCTTGTATCGTCAATACCGCCAGATCCGCTACGAAGTAGGTCTGTCATGGGGCGTGAAAGAAATTAAGGCCGCGCACGCTACGCTGCTGATGGGTTGATTGTAATGGCACCAAAGAAACCAGTAATCAAGGAGGGGGAAAGCCCTCCTGAACTCATCAAAATGACCCGCGACAAACCGCAATTTCCAAATGGTCCAACAGAAGCCAAAGTTCATCAGGATGAAGTTGAGAACTGGAAAAAGCATGACTGGAAAATTGCCAAATAGGTGACCTATGCCTCTCGTAACCGATCCAACCTCTGCAGATTTCAATGCTTATGCAGATGCCACCTACATACGTGATTATTGCTCGATGCGAGGGTTTGACTTGCCATCAGCTGATGATGATTTGCTGCCGTTTGTATTTCAGGCGATGGATTGGTTAGAGGCAAAGAGTTACATCGGTAGCCAGGCTGAACAATTCCAGAATCTGTCATGGCCTCGGAAAGATACTGTATTCGCGGACCAAATCCCTGTGCAGATGAAACAAGCACTGGCTCGGTTGACGTATGAAGCAACACTCAATGATTTGATGCCAACCATCACTGGTTCAAACGTCAAATCCGAAGAGGTAGTTGGTGCCGTTAAGGTCGAATACTCAACGGCTGATGGTGAAAAGCAGGTGATGCCAAGATTCACGGCGGTTGATTCAACTCTGAAGGGTTTGCTTTCGTCTGGTTCGAGCAATGTGAAGCTGGTTCGGGGGTGATATGGCTGATTTAAAGGTTGTTAGCTTTAAGCGTAACGAGAAGGCTGAACATGACCATGAAACCGTCATCGAGTACCTTGAAAAAATGCTTGAGTACGCGAAATCAGAACAGTGCATAAGTGTTTCCGCAATAATGATTTCTGGCGATGGAAATGTGATTGATTGTTTCCATAACGGCGGCAAGCCGTATGTGATGATTGGAGCCATGGAACAACTCAAGAGTGATTTCATGGCATCACAGATAGAACCAAGGTGATTGCATGGCTGTTAACTATGTAAGACTGGCAGCGAAGGCAACCAAGTTAATCAAAGAGAACGGAAAGCAACTCACTGTCACTCGCGTTACTGGTTCAGTTTACGACCCAATCACTGGCAAGAATGTTGAAAACAAAGAAACCTTCACAACATTCGCTGCGCAAACTGAATATTCATCATCTGATATCGACGGCACGTTAATTCTGCAGGGTGATGCAAAGTTCGTTTGTATTCCGGGCAATGAAATCAAGAAAGGCGATGTGATTGTCTGTGATACCGGAACTTGGACGGTGAAAGAACCTAATCCGAAGAACCCGGGCGGAACGGTGATCAACTATCAGGTGCAGGCGCGGAGGTAGTTATGGGGTTTGGCGACCAAATCAAAGCGTTTGGCGTTGAAGCTATCGCTAAGACCGACGAGAAACGTAGAACCATCACAACATCTCTGTTGAATGGCGTTATCTCTGATACTCCAGTTCTGACAGGGCGATTGCGCGGTAACTGGCAGACAACAGAAAACAGCCCTGCATCAAACACCATTGCTCGCGATGACAAATCAGGCGAACAAGCCAAGGCTGAAATGGTTGGTGTTGTTCTCGGTACCAAAAACCGTGACTGTGTTCTGTACCTATCTAACAATCTACCTTACGCCTATCCAATCGAGTTTGAAGGTTATTCCAAGAAAGCTCCGGCTGGCATGATCCGCAGAAACATAGCCAGAATTAACTCTATCGTTGCCAAGGTAAACAGTGCATGAATAAAACCCGCATCGCTTTACTGAACAAGGCAATCTCGCTGGCTGGTTCATATCGGATCGCCTATCCAAACACGGGTTTTGAGCCTGTGCAGGGTGAGACTTATCTCAAGTTTGATTTCGTTCCTGCTGATGATAGCCCGGTAACTCTCGGCTCTACTGGTGAGGATGAACTAACTGGATTCTATCAAGTATCAATCATGGCGCCTGCTGGTTCTGGTGATGGTGATTCAATCGCGTTACTGGATACTTTCAGGCAGGGATTCAAAAAAGGCGTAAATCTTCAATACGAAGACCGCTCAGTCAGAATAACCAGCGCAACGTTTAATCAAGGTATGAATGCAGGTTCACGAAATGATGTCTCTGTTGATGAATCTATCTGGTATCCAACTTATATCACCATCTATTGGGCTGCTCGACTAGCTCGAAACTAATTCCTTTCTAATCAAATTCAACAAACTGTAACCCGCCATTGAGCGGGTTTTTTCATTTCAGGAGAAAGCTCAATGGCTTCAGGTTCTCGTCATGACGTGTACTTCATTGCAGAGGCAACCAGTGGAGTGACACCAGATTCACCAGCGTTCGATGTATTCCGCTGCACGAAAGATTCACTCGATATCAAAATCAATTACATCGAATCAGCAGAAATTCGCTCAGACCGTGAAAAGGGTGATTTGACGCCAGGCACTCGAAGCGTGGAAGGCACATTAGGTGCTGAATTATCCTTTGGTACATTCGATGAACTGATTGCTGCTGCTGTATGCGGTAATTGGGCTACAAACGTAGTGAATAGCGGAATCCTGCGCAAATCATTCACGTTTGTTTCTTTTCAGGATGACCTGACTGATAACAAATACGATATCTATCGCGGTTGTGAAATCAGCAAAATTTCATTGAAAGAATCAGCTGAGAAAATTATCGAGATTGAATTCGATATCGTTGGTCGTACTCACGAATCAGTTAGCTCGCTGCCAACCGGTTCAACGCTGAATGACCGTACAACTACTTCACCGATGAACGCATTAATGGGTGCAATCAAAGAAGGTGGCTCAACAGTTAGCGTTATTACCGAAGCAGATATGAGCATCGATAACGGCATTGAAGCGCGATTCGTTGTTGGTTCGTCATTCTCTATTCTGCCAAGCATCAAGGCTCGTACTGTTTCTGGCTCCGTCAGTGCTTACTTCGAAGATAACACTATCCGTAACAAGTATCTGAACGGCACAGACTCTGCACTGCAAATTACAGCAGTTGATCCAGATGATGACACCAAAACTTATGTGTTTGACCTCACTCGCATCAAATACAAAACAGCGACCAAAGACGTGTCAGGTGCTGATGATGATTTAGTGATCAAACTCGACTACCAAGCGCAGCCGAATAAAACCACTGGATACAGCGTTTCAGTGACTCGTACCGGAGTTTAATTCTGATGGCTAAAATTTCTGACTACAAACCAGCCGATTTCGTTCGGCTGGAATTTGAGGACTATGCCGGAGAAAAAACCGGTGAATGGATTGATGTTTTACGCATCGATCATCCATTTGTGCGCAAACAAATGATGGATTACAACCGAGAGGTTGCAGAGGAAGAAACACCACCTACTGATGAACAGCGTGGCGTTGCTTTCATCATGGCACTCATTGAAGACTGGTCATTCGATGAAGAAATCAGTCATGAAACCGTCTCTGGTTTAATCGAGTTATATCCTCGCACTCAAACCTTTCCAGGCATTGACTCGAAGATCCTTGAGGCTGCAACCAACAAGTCGGCATTTGTAAAAAAAAAGCCAACAACTGATCGAGTATCTGGCGCTGAGTTGGAAGCTGGAGAAGAAGCAACCGAAGTCACATCTGACCATTCGTGAACACCTCGAGCGGGTCGAGAAGGCAACCAAACGGCGGCCAAAGCAACTCGTTGAGCTCGATAATGCAGTATTTCCATCTGAGCTTGGTTATGTGCTTGGTTGGTTCTGGTCATTCTTCACTGGAGACCGCTTTCGATGGGATGACCTAACAGCTTGGAGCAACCTCAATGAGATCACACTCAAACCGTGGGAATCAGATCTGATCCGGCGACTTTCAATCATGCGTTACAACTTTCAGTAGCATAATGTTTGTATGGGCGCAAAATTGCGCTCATAC